ACGTAGACGGCATCGGTGATCCTGCGGAAGACCGTGCCGGTCCAGGTCACGAACTGCGCCAGCACCTCCTGCGCGAAGCCCAGGTCCGTGAGGTCCCGCCGCATGCTCTCGATCTCGCCCGGGGGTACGTGCGGGTTCTGGGTGGTGGGCATCTGCCAGCTTGCCCAGTCGGGCTTCGAGTCGTCCCGGCCGTTCTGGTAGAGGGCATGGAAGTAGTTCGCCGGCCCGCGGGGCGTCGAGAGGAACCACGCGCCGCCCTCGTAATCGGCCAGCATGGGGCGTAACGCTCGCTGCCAGGCCTCCTCCAGATCCGCCACCTTGGCCGCCTCATCCAGCACGATCAGGTGATAGGCCCGGCCTCTACCGGAGTCGGGGTTATCCAGCGACCAGCCGTCGAGCGAGCCGCCGCCGAACACCTCCAGCCGGTGCTCGGAGTCGTTGCGGCGTGCCGTCACGGGCTTGAGGGTCTGCGCCAGGTAGCGCCATGCCTCGGCCAAGTCCTTGTAAATCGGGGAGAACCAGGCCACCTTCTGCTGGTTCAGGATGCCGGCGATAATGCGGTCGAGGGCAATGGTCGTCTTGCCCCAACGCCGGCCGCAGCACAGCACGTTGAAGCGCGCCGCCTCGCCCAACACCTGCCTCTGTGCCGGGTGGGGGCGGGGCAGCTTCAGCCTGACGGTCACTTGTCCTCGTACTCGACGATCACCTTCAGCGGGCCTCCGAGCAGCGGGGAGCCATCGGCGCCGGTCAGCTCGTGGCGTTCCGTCCACCGTTCCCGGCATTTGAGCCAGAAGCAGGCCGCCGCCACCGAGCCCTTGCCGCCGTTCTTCATGGCACGCACCAACGAGGAGACGGCTAGGGCGGTGATCTGGCGCTGCCCGGTCGTTAGCTCGGTCTTAAAGTGTTTGTAAAGCGTGGGCTCCGAGCACTTCACCGAGGCCGCGATCAGGTCATGGGTGACGCCCCCGGCCGCCAGGAGCAGAACGAGCTCGCGCTGCTCCGGGGTGGGGACGTATTTAGCGCCTTGTGGCATTCTTTTTAGGGAGTTAAAACTGCCGCGCGCTCTCTGGCCTGGGCGAACGGGGTGCCGTCCTCCCGACGCGCCTCCTGGCCGGTGAAGTTCTGCCAGCGGGTGACGATTACATCGCAGTACGCCGGGGAGAGTTCCATGCCGTAGCCCGCCCGTTGGTTCTGGTGCGCGGCGATCAGCGTGGAGCCGCTGCCCATGAACGGATCGTAAACCGTGTCGCCGGGGTCCGTGAAGGCCTTGATGAAGAACTCCGGCAGTCCCACCGGGAACGCCGCCGTGTGGCCCGTGGCGCGATGCGTGGCCATCAGCGGCGGGATTCGATTGCCGGGGTAAGCGAGCCCCGGCATGATGTATTCCCCGGCGTCCTTCGCCACGCCTTGGACCTCTGGGATCGCCTTGGATGTGCCGTTCCGTCTCTTCTTTGCCGCCCCAAACGACCCCGGAACGCTCTCGGCCCCAAACCCGCCTTGTTTGTTCGCCCAACTCGTCTCGCCGGAGCCGGGGCCGCCCGCCGTGGGCACGTTATCGCTCTCATGGCGCACCGCGTCGGGCCGCATCTTCCACCGCCCCCGTGCGAACTGGTAAATCGGCTCGAACTGGTTCTTGAACCGCTGCGTGACGGATTTCGGGACGCCGTTCCGCTCCCAGCAAAACTCCGTGGCAAAGTGCCATCCCCACTTCCGAACGTGGGCCATCACCAGATCGAAGACGTAAAGCTCCGTGTCGAGGCCCTCGCACGACGGCTTGATGTTCAGGAAATACGACCCATCTTCAGTGATGACGGACTCGATCCCCGCCGCCACCGGCCCGAACCATTCCACGTACTCGTCGGGCGGGATCGGCCGGAAGCCGCTCGATTCGTCATAGTGCCGCTGCTCGGCGTAGGGCGGCGACGTGAAGACCAGATTCGCCCGTGCGCCGCCGAAAAGCAGCATCGTGTCGTTGATGCGTCGGCAATCCCCGCACAGCAGCCTATGCTCCCCCATCACCCACAGATCCCCCGGCTTCGTCACCGGCTGTTCCGGCGCTTCCGGCACTTCGTCCGGATCGGTCAACCCCGCCGTGGGTCCTACCAGCCGGTCGATCTCCGAGCCCGTGAACCCCGTCAGGCTCAGATCCAGCCCGAAGCCCTTCAGCTCCAGCAGTTCCGTACCGAGCAGTTCCATCTCCCACCCGGCGTACTCGTGCGAGCGGTTGTCCATCAATCGGTAGGCCTTTACCTGGGCAGGGGTTAGATTGGTGGCGACATGCACCGGGGCCGTCGTCCAGCCCAGTTGCTTCGCCGCTGCGTGTCGGGTGTGGCCAGCGATGATCACACCCTGCGCGTCCACCACGATGGGCTGCTGCCAGCCGAACTCCTGGAGAGATTTGGCTACGACGTCGATGGCCTGCTGGGTGATCTTGCGGGCGTTCTTGGGGTATGGGGTGATCCGTTCCAGGGGCCAGTCTTCAACGGTCATTTCCCGTCAAGATAGCACTAAATCGCTAAAACGCAAAGAGTTGTAGCCTATCACCGGTATCCTGCCATTGCGGGTGCATGCCGTTTCTGGAGCGGGGGCACCTACTTCGGGTCAGCGGCGAGCCGTTCGGCTTCGGCCAATTGTGCAGCGGCCCAAGTCCACAATATCGCCGGGTGTTGCTCGACGATATCCGAAATGATGTTCACGCGCATCGCAGGCCCGGTGCCCAACTTGGCCGGATAGAGCTTCGCGGCAGATTGGATCTCTTCTGCCCAAGGCTTCATGGCGGGGCATTCACCGAGCGGGCGGTCGGAAGCCACGAACTCGCCCCCGCACAGCACACTCGCCGCAGCCGTCTTGTTGGGCCATTCGGCCTGGAAATCGCGGTCCCTTGCAAACCTGCGGCTCCAGAAGAATGAGGCCAGTTGATAGCCGCCGAGGGAAAGCCGAACGGCCTTCTGAAACGCCACTGGCTCATCAGGGGCAGATAAGAAGTAGCGATCTATGCTCACCTTCGCATCCAACAGCCGGCGCGAATACTCCTGGTAGGTAATCCCGGCTTCGGTGACGGATCGCAGCGACCGCAGCGCGTCAAGGGCGTCTTGGAACGATGGCTTCTCCCCGGCAAATAGCGGCGCGGTCGCAAGCCCGAGAATCACTAAAACAGTACGTTTCATGAAGGGCAGAATACGGTAAAAGGCTGATGTGCTTCAAGCACCAGTTGGTACTTTTGCCTCAGACTGGTACCGAAACGCGGTGCAGCCTCTCACCCGTACCCTGCTGCGTCAGGCGTACGCCGTCTCAGGAACGGGGCTACTCCACCATCGCCGCGCCCGCCGCGATCCTATTCACCAGTTCGCCCCGCTCGCTCTCGATCTGCTTTCTCAGTCGCGTTAACTCGTTTAGCAAGCTCTCCGACAAGACGAGTGAGTTCGTTAAGTCGTTCAAGCGCGACCGGCTCACCGGGGGGAGCACCTCTCTCTGCGGCGGCATTCTTAAGACGGAGGCGCTCATTCTCCACACCTCGCTCGAAAGCCATCAAGTTTCGCTTCAACGCAATCACTATATACTCCAATCTGCTTCGTAGAATTGCTCGGGCCTTGTCTACCCACTCCTCATCTCCTAGGTCAGGTAATTGTACTAGATCCCCATAAGGCATAGTACCTAGTTCCTCAGATGAATTCTGGTAGTTTATCACCGACACGGGATTTAAATCGCCGTGGACCGGCTCTTTATTTAAAATGACGATTTCGGCATCATCAGAATTGATAATCGGAACTCCGCGCTCATCCACCTTCCCGCCGCTATTGATCCACGACAGCGCGAACCGCTCATAAGCCTCTGTCATCGTTAGGCCTACCGCCTCCGCTGCCATCTTGAACTGCTTGTGTAGCTCACGCGGAAAATTGATACTAGTCGGCTGGCGAGACTTGTCCTTGGGGGGTGGCGCCACCCCCTCGTTCTGTCTTTTGCCTTTCATTTCTATCCCTTTCCACTAAAGCGCTCCGCTGCCCCCCCCAGCTTCTACTAAAAAACTCGATCAGCGATCATCTTTTAGTATTGCGGCCTGCATATATTTAGTGTAGCATTGGGTACATGAGCACCAAGTCTACATTACTCCACAACAACAGTAGCACGAGCGCCGACATGGTGGCCCTGCGGGTCCGCATCCCGCGCGATCTCGACGTACGGCTGGAGATCGCCATCGCCGGCACCGGCATGACCAAGCGGGAGGTGGTGGCGGTGGCGCTGGAGCGCGAGCTGGCCCGCATGGAGAAACGAGTGGCCTGAGGTCGGCTAAAGGAGCCCTGGCCGCGCAGGATTGGAGGACCCACCAAGCTCTCCGATGCTCCTTTCTCCTGGTGGCCCCGCAGGAGGCGCGAAAACGGGGCAACTGCTTTAAAGGAGGCAGTAAACGTATGTACTACATCGAGCAACTGAAGAAGAAGCTGGAAGAGGTCGCCAAGGACCTGCGCGACGGCCTCGCTCACATCAAGACCCCCGAGTTCAAGGCGCAGTTCCCCGGCAGTAGCTGGTACCCCGGAGCCCTGGGTGCGGTGGAGTGGCGCCTCGACTCTGCCGCTCGCGACATCGAGCACATGGGCTTCTGGTATCTGGAGCAGATCCGGCCCGAGGTTGCCTACATGGAGCGCCTCGCCGCCGTGTGCGAGGGGCTCGGCATCGACGAAGACAACCTGCCGATGCTGGAACTCCTGGTCAAAGAGGGCGGCTACGCAGGGCGCTACAAGCACGAAGCGTCGGAACTCGCGGAGAAGATCCGCCAGACCGCGAATGAAGTGTACGACGACCAGCGCGACCGGGAGCACGACAACGCTATCGAGGCGCTGGAGGCAGCGGGGTTCAAGGAGAACACCGACGACGGCGACCTCTACGAGCGCGGCAACCAGACGGCCATCATTCAGTGGAAGGGCGGCGAGTATCAGTGGCGGCTGGAGGTGGACGGGGTCGAGACGCTCACGGGCTGCTCGGGCGAGTTCTCCAAACTGCTCGAAGCGGTGAAGCAGGAGGTGGCGCTGTGATCGAGTTCCTGTTCACCTCTCACCCCATGTTCACCGTGATGCTGGTGGTCTTCTTCGCCGCGCACTTCGAGGCGTGGCGCGACCGGAGGGCATCCAAGTGACCCACAAGATCCTGCACGTCACCCCCGCCCATGGGGGCTCGGCCGAGGTCGAGTGCCTGCATTGCGGCACCACCATGACCGTCACGCTGGACGAAGACGGGGCTCCGGACTTTGCAACGGAGCCCTGCCATGCGGACGACTGCAACGCGCGGCTCTGCCCCAACTGCCCGCAGTTCAATTGCGATGGCTGCGGCCTCGCTCACTGCCTGGAGCACAAGATCGAGTTGAGCGGCGTATGGCTCTGCCCGGTGTGCATCGAAGAAGACTCCGACGTTTGCGAGTGCGTACCCATTGACGTAGACCGGGTGGACGCGAGCGGCTGCCCCTTACACGGGAGGCATCACCATGCCGCATGACGACCTGTTGATCCGTAAGATTACCGGCAAGACCGAGATCTGCCGCTCATTCTCATACCGTCTGAACGCAGGCAACTACGAGTCGCGCGACTTCTTCGCCTCGCAGAAGGCCGAGTGCCCCATCGAGGACGCCCCCGCCGTGAGCCAGATGCTGTACGAATTTTGCAAGGCCGAGGTGCTGAGTTCGGTGCGCAACTACCTGCGCGACATGGAGGCCCAGCGCATGCGCAAGGACCCTACTAGCGAGAGGAGGATCGCGTAATGGCTATCATGGCATCCGCAGGACCGAGCTTCACCCCCGCACCGGCAGGCACGCATGCTGCGGTCTGCGTCGACGTGGTCGACCTCGGGGTCGTCGAGACCAACTGGCAGGGCAAGGTCACGCGCAAGCACAAGGTCTCGATCGTATGGCAGATCGACGAGGACCGCGACGACGGCAAGCCGTTTGCCGTCAGGAAGCGTTACACCCTCTCGCTGCATGAGAAGGCGGCGCTGCGCAAGGATCTGGAGTCCTGGCGCGGAAGGGCTTTCACCGAGGAGGAGTTACAGGGCTTCGATCTGGAGAACCTGCTGCGCATCGGGTGTTTGCTGAACATCATCCACGCCTCCAAGGACGGGCAGACCTACTCGAACGTGGCCTCGATCATGAAGTTGCCGAAGGGCATGCAGGCCCCCGAGCCGAGAGATTACGTGCGGGTCTGCGACCGGCCCGCCGAGCAGGGCGTAGGGATCGCGCAACCCAGTGAAGAGGGTTGGGCGCCGACTGACGAAGACGTGCCGTTCTGAGGTAAGCCTATGATGATCAGCGAGTTAGAGAAGCCGAAGTTCACGTTATTGGAGATCGAGTCCGCGCTGTCGGAGTTGATCATCGCCCGCGCCGAAGCGGAAGCCACGGAGGACCCCGCCGAACGGGAGCAGGCCCTCGCGGCAGTGGATGACGCTTTGGCCGAGTACGTCAGCAGAGAGATCCTGAAGGCCGACTCGATCATCGACTTCACCCGCCACCTCAAGCGCGCCTTGGAGGCGGCCAAAGAAGACCGCGACTACTACGCGCGCCGGGCCTCGTTCTTAGAGCGCACCCTCAACCGCGTGAAAGAGGCCACCCAGTTTGCCATGGAACTGGTAGGGAAGAAGCGCATCGAGGGCCGGCACGGGTACCTCACGCTCAGGGGTAACGGGGGACAGCAGGCCCTCACGGTGGACGAGTCGCTGCTGCCCGACGAGTACCGCCTCGTCACCGTCCGGGTGCCGCTGGACGCGTGGAAGAAGTGGGGCGTTCTCGATGAAGCCGAGGTAATGGGCACCTGCCCCAACCAGCGGAAGATCAGGGGCCTATTGGAACGGGGCGAGGGAGTGCCGGGAGCTTACCTGGAGCCCCGGGGGCAGCACGTGGAGGTGCGCTAACGGATGAAGCGCCGCCTCTCACCCTCGCGTAACACCCCGGCTGCAAGCGTCACCGGAGCGAAGCCTTCGTTCGCAGCCCTGGAGCGCGGGGACTGGGCCGGGGTGATCAAGCTCATCGAGGAGTGGGAATGGCAGCAGTTGAACGAAGCGTTCGGGCTCACCCCGGAGACGGTGGGGCAGGAGGTTAAGGCGTGATCAATCTACTTTGGCATAGATACATTACAGAGCAGCCGATCACCGGCATTGATAAACGCCACCTCGATACGGTGGTTGACTACCTGAGGAAATACCACGAAGACACTGGCGGGCTCCCGAGCGCCGTCGATTACCTGGACTTGGTCAGGTGCGCAGTTGAGAACACTGCGCTCCACACGACGGCGGTATGATCGGCTACGCTTCCAATACCGGGACTCGTCGCAACCTGCAGGCGTTGCGCGATCACGGCTGGCGCGTCCTGCTCACGCCCGACAACCCGCGCCCGCCCGACCTGCTGCGGTTCGGCATCGACAACGGAGCGTGGAAGGCGTATCAGCAGGGCATCCCGTTTCAAGAGGAGCCGTTCGCGCAACTGGTGGAGCGCTACGGCTGCGCCGCCGACTTCGTGGTGCTGCCCGATATCGTAGCCGGGGGCACAGCCAGTATGGCGTTCTCGCTCTCCTGGATACCGCGCCTGCGCCACATCAATCATCTGCTGCTTCCGATCCAGGACGGGATGACCGCCCACGATGTCGGGATGGTGCTACGGCAGAACGTGAAGGTCGGGTTGTTCCTGGGCGGATCGACGGAGTTCAAACTGCGCGAGATGTACTGCTGGGGCATGGTGGCGCACGCCTGGAAGCGGCACTATCACGTCGCCAGGGTCAACACGGCCCGTCGCATCCGGCTGTGCGCGGAAGCCGGGGCCGACTCCTTCGACGGCACCAGCGCCACCATGTACGCCGTGACGCTGCCCCTCTTGGAATCCGCACGGCAGCAACCATCCTTGCTCGCTCCGCGCGGCCTCACTCCTGAGACGCCGGAAGCCCCCGTCGAGCAGGGTGCTGGTGAGAGGCTACACAGCAGATGATCGCCCCACGTATCACACCACGGAGAGGCGAAGTTCATGATCCCGCCTTCAAAGACTTCGCCCGCAAGCGGGGCTGCATCTTACGGGGTCGTCATCGCTGCCGGGGGCCGGTGACGTTTCATCACGTCCGCGAGTACGGCTCACCGAAGGACGACACCTCGGGCTTCGCGTTATGCGCCGAGGCTCACCTGCACGTTTACAACTCGAAGACCTCGATCGAAGCGCTGGGCAAGGTGAAGTGGCAACGCTACTGGGGTGTGGATATCTCTGAGGAAATCCGCAAGGTACGGGAGGCATATGGCACGCATCGCAGCCGTTAGCCGCGAGCAATCGATTCTGCTGGAGCGGCAGATCAGCCGGCAGGTGAAAGATTATCTGCAGTACCGCGGCTGGCGCCCCATCCGCATGCAACGCACGGTCGTGCCCGGCGCGTTTCAGAGTGGCGAGCCCGGCATCCCCGATTACCTGTTCGTGAAGTACCTGCCGGAGCTGGAGCACCGCGGCGTTACGGTGGCGCTGTGGGTCGAGTTCAAACGCCCGGGAGGAGCCCTACGGAGGCATCAGGCCGACTGGCACTCCGACGAACGGCTGAAGGGCGCGCAGGTGTGGGTGGTTGAGGACTTCAACCGCTTCGCCAAAGA